CTGCTGAATTCCGTACAGGGCGTAGCCTAAATCGGCCTTTCCCTACTGACTTACGAGATGTTGAAACACCGTCCACATTGAGAATGTGGATAGAGCCATCATCAAAGCGCGTCAAATAGGAGCTGGTTGTACGGTCCCATGTGGCATTAAGCCAGTGGTAGAAGCCGCCTATCTCAGTACTACTACTCAACTTTTCCTCAATGAGGCGAAAGCGAGGTTGGTCATGAGATACAAGTTGGTACTTGAAAGCAGTATCACCACCCCCCCAAAGACCATCAGGAATATGGCTTTTCAACCATAACCAAATAGGTTCCACTTCCGGGTCAAGGATCGAGAGACCCTCGACAAACGCCCATTCACGTAGCTGGTTGGCAACATGAATGAGATCCGGTAATGAAGCTATTGGAGCCCTGATGTAGAAAGGAGTTATATCGAGTCCATTAAAATAATGACCACCACAACTCTCGCGAAACTGCCCATCTAAACAACTCTTCTCAGAATTAACTGAGAAGCCGAAGTAAGATAAAACAGTTACGAGAGAAGCAGCCATGCCCGTAGGGCATATAATGTCATCACCGTAGACCGATATCTTACCACGTGCTCCCGTAAAGAAGGCAGTGGCCCGACTTAGAACATAAAAGAGCAAGCTCTCAAGTTCAAAAGTAAAGCCATTGCCCATCGACGAGAACATATGGTTACGGTGTTCAGTACCATCTATGATGGTGACTTGACTCCTCACAGCGTCAAGCAAAGTGTACCATGTTATCGGAAGGAACTGGAAAACCAGTTCAGTCGTCACGGAGTCGCTAGCACTGGATAAATCCAGCGTAACTAACTCTTGTGAAACTGATCCTTCATGAGCTAAATGCCGGTTTATAGACTGGTCATTTAGATCAATACCATGGTGGCGTAGGCTCTTTCGAAAGAAAGAACCTATACCTTTCTGAACAAACATATTGATGTCGGGCTCTTTACAAGCACAACGATCAATATCCGCATTCTTGGGAACAGTAAAGAACACATTGCCCCGAACTGGAACAAGTTCCAGGTCGGAAGCCCCAATCCATCCCGGCATTTCGTCCACGAAGGACGAGAAAATGTCAAGACAGGGTGGGGTGACGTGTGCTTTCCCGAGGTACTTAGAAGCCGGATGGCTCTTCGTACGTGGCCTGCTGGTTGACGCTCCACCCGAAAAGGACCCGATAAGGGCCTCAACTGGTGGCGTTTCGCCAATAATATCGCATATGAGGTTGCGACAAAACTCAACAAAACTACCGTAGGCGACACGAGGGAGTATGTTATATTCCTCGTGTGTTAAAATTAGCCTATCATTGGTAGCCTCATTCTCCCGCTCCGTGAGGAGCCATTTAAATAATGCACGATTTCTGCGGACATCCGCAGGTGCAGTAAGTGGAGAAACGTACTTAGTTAAGAATGTCTTCTGCAAGTAATCCGTCTTTATGGACGGTTGCAGGGACATTATTTTCTGTACGAGTTGAGACGTCAGCTCTGCCGGGATACCCGGATCGCCAATCGGCGACGTTGGATGTTTCGTCATAAGGTCTTCCTTGTATGACTCGCTCCTGGTAATGTCCAGGAACGATTATGTAGGCCAAGAAGCAGATCGCAAAGAGCGCAAATAACATCGCGCTAAGTGCTAATGCAACGAGACCAAGTGATTGTTGACGGTCCATGTTACCAGGGACCTTCAACCTTATCGATTGCGTCGACGATCACGGCTTTGCCCAAAAGATTATAGGCAAAATCGCGAATATCGGCACGCTCGGTAAGGGACGACGTGCTCTCAAACTGAAACGTCATATCGGCATAAGCCGTACGAACGACAGTTGGGCGAGACACGCCGGCAACCACAACATCCTGAACAACAGGGATCGCGATCTTAATATTGACTTTCCGACGGCCAGTGGCCGAAGGACGTCCCATATTAAGGGTGATCTTCTTATCGTTCACGGGCACTCCGTCACTGCTGACGAAAGTCGCAATCCCACCTTCGAGATTACGTGGCAGGAACGTTACGTCCACTGCGGCGTGGTCTTGGAGGACCACTGAGGCAAAAGCTGCCATTAGGTATATACTCCTATAGTCCCAATAATAGGGATCATCATGTTGATGAGCAGTATGCTCGGTTTATCCAAAGACCAACGGGATTGCTAGCCTTTGAACTGTGCGAACAACGCAAGTGCGTTGAGCACATGGGGTGTTGACCATGGTTTTGGGTTCGCGTAGAGCCTCGTAGGAGGCCACTCCGTGTAAGCGAAGCGAATAAAGCCAAATCCCACTTCGTGGTAGTGGCCCGGGGTAACAAGAGTGTTCCCCGATTCGACTCCGTTTTGACGAATGTGTATCTCATAATTTCGATGCACACTAGTCCACCCACCATCGTTGCGGAAACCCGCAGTGGAGGTCAATGCTTCCAGAGTACTGGATATGGGAATAAACCAATCAATTACGAAACTGAAAGGTACAATTTCCCAAGCAACACTGAACGGGTTAATTACCCCCAGGGATTGTAAGTCAGCGGCTGTCTCACATCTGAGATTAGCTAGGAAAACGGTTCTACTGCTTTCCTTGACAACACAATCATAGGCATATAACCCATGGACGAATCCAGGGGTCATCTCTTCGTGAGCACTTGATTCAACCCGAATCTCGTGGTCACGCGTCAATAAATGCCTAACTGTTTGATCCAAGTCGTGAATGTCCTTCATTAAGGGTTTCCACCCGTATTGAAGTTCAAGCCACGTCTCAGAAACAGTCTGATTATGGGATAAATGTACGCTTGCTTAGGCCGAGGGTATCCAGGACGGTTTTCCAATGTCCGCCTTTCGCCGCTCTATAAGCTTTCATTAGCTTAATAGATGCCTTCGCAAGCATTCTACCAGTCTCACGAGCCTCAGCGAGTGCATTGCCACCTTGGAAATTAACGGTGGTTTTGGGGTCGCTGAAGTCGACGTCCTGAATTTTATTCAGGGCTTCGACAACACTCTTGTTTATTGTATTTCCCTCAATATAATCCTGGACAGGATCCCAAGTGAACGGGATATGCCAGGTGGGGGCAATATAACGACGAGTGTCTCGCCACGTCTCATAGTAATGACCAAAGTTATTCCAAACCTTGACGGTTTGAAGTGCTGGGTCGTTAGCCTTTACTATGCCAACATACCTCCAATAATCCGACGGGGCATGCCCCGGCGACTTATAGATAGGAGGTTTGTTAGAAAACGCTATAGGCAGATCCAAAATGGTTTCCGAAGTATGAATAACATACTGCGGGTTCCCTGGCGGACTGTCAAGCGAATAATTGTGGTCCACTATCGAATTGGCGACGAAGTCTACCTTTGTATGGTAGCCAACCTCGTTAGTAAAGCTAGTGAGAGACATAATAGCTCCGCTCCTTAATTGTACTTTCGCTGCAACCAATCGGCTGCATCGTGCCAACCAAAGGTTTTAATTCTCCAATCGAT